AGTAGTAGCTGAAGTCACCGAATGCGATAGGCTTGCTGCCGGATTCGGCAATGGGCATGAACTCGGAGATGCACACCTTGTGACCCAGGATGGTATCGTTGGACTGATTCCAGATGGGCTGTCCGGCGTTATCCTTGAGGGTACGCAGAGCCAGCGCGGTCTCATCGTTCATGATCCAGATGCCGTTCTTGCGATACTCAGGCTTCACAGAAAAGAACAGCTTGACCACATCATCGTAGGTCAGCGCAGAAGTGGTCACACCGACCTCTGCACCGCCGGTCTCTGCCAGAATGCCGGTGGGCATATTCTCGCCGGTGCCATTGATGAAACCGTTATCCTCGGCTCTGCCGAAGTTCTTGGCCAGACGCTTGACCAGATAGTTCTCTACCTTGAAGTAAGGGTCACGGATGAGGGCATCCTCCAACTTGAGGAACACAGCCAGTTTGTGGCTTGCCAGAGCAATATCGCTGAAATCAGCCATACCGTCCGTGATGGGGATCGTGCCGCCCTCCGGTACCCAGACTGCTACATCATCACCCTCTACGGTCTTGATGTTGTAGACATGGTCATAAACCTGGATATCGGTGGCAAGGCTGCGGAACAGACCTTCCTGCTTGATGGCAGCCATGTACTTCTCCTGTCCCTTGGTGGTGAGAGTGAATGCGCCGGTAGCGGTATCGATGCCTTTCACAAGATGCTCTTTGTGACCCTGCTTGCCACGGATGGCATTCCAGAAGTGGGTCTCATAATCGTTGCCCTCGATATGGGGCAGCATTTCGGTATAAGTTTTCATTGCGTTTTCCTCCTTAATGGTTATTAGGCTTGATGGACAGACCGGCCAGATTGCAGTAGTCGGCAAGATCGGCACAGTCCATGTCGAACTCAAGACGCGCACCGTCACGGCGGATGCAGGGTGCCTTGCTGATGGTCAGCGGGATATTGTCCTGTGCATAGACGGTGACCTTGTCATGCTTCTTGAGCTGCTTCTCGAAATAGTCCTTAGTGATGTTCATAGAAATAACCTCCATAATGTTTTAATTGGGTATATTACCCCTTTGAATACGCGATTTTGTGCGTGAGACTCCACGCCCGTTGTCCAGGGGAAAAGCCACAGAGATGTTGACCTCCCCTCCGGGCATGAGGTACGCACGGGTGGCATCAGCCAATGGCGATGACAGGCTTCAAGCAGAGATGGTGCTTCTTGTAGAAATCCATCAGTTCATCGTAAGTCCTAAACATAAAGCTGTGATGACCGCCGTTCACGATCAGATTGTGGTGCTTGACAAAGGTGACGGGAGTGCCATCTGGCTTGTAGAGCGTGATGGAATCGTGCTTGCGGAAGTGTTCCTGCAGGAACTGCT